GTTGGTACTGAACACATGTACTTAGCTATCCGCGCCGGCTTATTAACCGTGCCCGTAAGTTGCTATGCTACTACTTCAGATATCAGCGCTCAATCTGGTTCTCCAGAATGTGTTACCGCAGACCAGTCACACTTGTGTGATCCGGTCCCCACAGGTAAGCTCACCACACTAGGTGAGCTATCCCTGGCTGAACCCATTCCTACGAAACGACGCGCCAGATCTCCCAAGAAACCCCAAGTTTCGCCACCTAGGCAAATTCCCTACTGCGACACATCCGTGTCACCAGGTGAGCCCAATGGCGTACTTTCGCGTTTCAACATGGCCACACAGAGGCGCTATACCAAAGCACTCTATAGGCTTAAGGAAGAACGCACTAACGTCCCACCACGTAAGGAACGAGTTGCAGCCGTCCGCAACGCCCGCAATGGCAAACAAGCCACTTTTGATATGCTGACTGGAATCACACCACAAGTAGACTTTGGAATCAAGCATACCAGCTTTGACGAGCTGAGAGATGTCTTGGCTAGATCGAAGATCAAACATGAGATCGATATATCACCAGCTGTTAAGGCCACCATAGAAGGTCTGAACACGTCTTTCAAAGACATGTTCATGACCGGCAACCTTACAGCCGGCTATGTCAGTGACACTATTGCTACTGCTGCCCGCGATCTGAATAGGACCGCTGAGGCGGGTACCAGTGTCATTGATCGAACCATGTCTTCTCTCATGAAGCTATTATGGTTAGTTCCGCTCATTGGAGCCGCCTACTTTGCTTGCACTACTGTTAAGTCCTTTATGACTGTCAGTGCTGTCGCCGCACTTGGTATGTTTCTTTCCACCATCCTTCCCGAAGGACTATGGGAAGTTATCTCTGAGTGTTGGCCGAAAGGTTCGTCAGAAGTTGATGACCATCCCACAATTAGCAACAGCGATGATGAAGTAGAGGATAACACTGTGCCCCAAGCTGGTGGCATATCGCCATCCAGTCTAGGACACATTATTTCCATTGCTCTCACCTACCTCACCATTGGTAAAAAGGACCCCATGGGACTCGTTAAGGGTCTTATGAAGGAGATGCCTTCTTACTCCCGCAATGTTACATCCTGGACATCGCTCTCAGGCTTCCTACTAGAGGCCATTGAGGGCTTCGTCAATCACGTTCGTAATATTTATGGAGCCAAGAACATCACCCTTATGCAATCCGGTATAAAAGCCGTTGATGATTGGTGTGCCAGGGTTATGGATGTGCTCAATGAAAGCCACACTGGTGGCGAAATCATGACACCCGACAACGTTCAGCTGCTTATTGCACTGCGTACCGAGGGTACTAATCTCACCCAACTACACCGCTTCACTAAAGAAGTTTCACCTATGCTACATAGGTACTTATCACAACTTGATGTGCTATGTACCACCTGTTCTGCTGCTATGCACTCCTTCAAGGGAGGTAGGCCTCAGCCAGTTGTTCTGGCCATCACCGGTAAATCCGGTGTTGGTAAGACTTACTTGTGTAAGGTGCTAACCACTATGGTTCTGCGCTCTCTTATTTCTAAAGAGAGAGCAGAAGAGTTGAACTATGACTTCGACTCTGAGGTGTATATGAAGGGTGCTAGTGAGTACTGGAATGGATACGCTGGGCAGAAGGCAGTCATCATGGATGATTGGGGACAATCAGTCCCCGTCGCCGGTGGTGAGAATGATTTCATTGATCTCATCCGTATGGCCAATTGCTGGTCCTACCCCCTGAATTTCGCTGATGTTGAGAACAAGGGTAAGAATTTCTTCAAGTCCTCCTTTCTTTTGCTCACGACTAATATCACCAACATTGACAATTGTCAGAAGGTGATCATAGCTCCTGATGCTATCACAAGAAGGATTGACCATGGATACGAGATTGTCCTCACTGCCGAGTACACAAACTCGGATGGACGACTGGACTACGATAAGGCTAACCTCTATCGCGCTGAGCATGGCGAATACCCATACCATGCTTGGAACCTTTACAAATATACATTTGACATCGGTTCCAATGCTAAGAGAATTAGCCCTGTCCCAGTTGGACTCAAGGACATCATCGACCAGATTGGTCTGCAGATAGTCAGAAATGAGAAAATGTTCACGATGAGCACCACTTTCAACTCTGACATGCTGAGGAAATCCTATGAGGACAGTCACGCCGACAAGCCCATCAAGCCACAAAGTGGAGAATTCTTCGACTGCGTTAGTGATTTAGCTAGTGCTACAGCTGATCTGGTAGGCTTTACTATTAAAGAGTATGCCCACCCCAAGATTAAAAGCTGCATTGCATCTCTCAAGCGCACTTATGCTGAGTTGCTGCTTTACCACACTGCTTTATCCAAGCAAATCTGGGAGTTGGCTAGCAAGCCATTGGTTGCCTTCCTACTGGGAACCACTGCTATAGGTCTCATCCTGCGTCTCTTACAGGTTTACATGCCAACCGTTATGGGTTGGTTTAAGCCCGTTGTAGAAAAGGGTAAGAAAGTCTGGAATGCTATCCGTAAAAAGAAGAGTATCCCAGATCATGTTCTTGCTGCTGCTATAGATGCCTTAGATCCTGCGGATTTTCAGACGGCGAAGCTTAAAGATGACGGTACCTACGAGGTTGCTGTTTCCTTCACCCCTGAAGTACTAGCTAATGCATACAAGAGACAGACAGGCATTGATATGCAGTCCAATGAACCAATGCGGTATAAACAACTCCCACTGCGGAGAGTTGCCGGTACTACTGTGGTTGAGACTGATATTAAGTGCCAATCCGACCTTTATGGTGATGCAATTGCCAACATGTGCTCAGCTAGCACTTATAAGATACGAGTTGAGGCCACGGAGGGCAGTCAGACCCTTGGACAGATTCTTTTCGTCTGTGGTTCTGTTGCCTTAATGCCTGAGCATTTTGTTGAGGTGATACAGGCCGGTATAGATGCCGGCAACTATGGTCTAAAGGATCACATCACTCTCAACAACGCCATCAGCACCAAATGCAGTGCCGAATATACTTTGGAGCAATTCCTGGCTTTCCCACGTAAAGTGGTTGAAGGTAAGGATTGCCTCGCCATCCACTTCGTGGGGAGCATCAGAGCTCACCGCGATTTGACAACGAGTTTTATTGTAGACTCCGACCTTAAGCATCTTTCCGACATTAAGGTCAGAGTTGACACAATAGAAGGCAAAGTACAATTTGTGCACAGAATCCGTCACATGGAAGCCTCCCGAGTGGACACTCTTAAGTATAGTGGTGGCACTGTCTCCAAGTCAGTGCCAGACTCTTTTCAGTACACAGGTTACACCAAATATGGTGACTGTGGCGGAGTCGTCACGATGCAGGATACCGTCCACACCGGATGCAGACGCATCATCGGCTTTCACGTCGCTGGAAAAGAGTCTACTGGTATTGGATTTTGTAACATTCTCAGTCAGGAATTAGTCTTGGATTTAATCCATTACTTTAAGGTTCCCACTGAGATAGTACCACAGTGTATGTCTGATGAGACTATCTGTCGACCTCCTATTGAAGGCTCATTCCTGGGCCTGAACAAAGCTGACAAAACATATGGTATGAATCCCTTTTCTTCTTTGCAGAGGACCAAGTTGCATGATGCTTGGGGCATTAACCCCAAACGACCTGCTAAACTTGGTACATTCGTGAATAAGGTAGGTGAGGAGATCAACCCAATGGTTAAGGCCATAGAGGGTTATGCTTCACCACTCCTCTATTTCGATGAAAACAAGATTAAGAGGGCAACGTACCATGCTTTTGAACCTACTCGTAAGTTGACTAAGAAAGCGCCCCGGGTTATATATAACTTTGAACAAGCTGTTTCCGGTGTTGATAATACCAACATCAATGGAATCCCACGCGGCACCTCTCCAGGGTATCCTTATGTACTTGAGGGTATCACATCTAAGAGGATCTTTTTTGGTAATGACGGTGAGTACAGCTTTGATTCAGCGCGTGCCGCTGAGGTGAAACTTGAAGTTACGAGAATCCTTGATGACGCCAAGAACAACATTCGGAATGCCCACTTCTATGTGGACTTCTTGAAAGATGAACTCCGAGCGCCAGAGAAGGTTCAAGCAGGTAAATCAAGACTCATTTCAGCCTCACCCATGCCTTATGTTATTGCTTTCCGTATGTACTTTCTCGCCTTCACTTCTGCTGTGCAGGATACCCGCATCAACAATGGTGTTGCCTTAGGCATCAACCACTATACTGAGTGGGATTCTTTGGCACGAAAACTGAAGACGAAAGGACCACATTGCGTAGCTGGTGACTTCAAGGGATTTGATACCGGTGAACAACCCCAGATACATTGGGCCATCTTAGACGAGATTAATGATTGGTATGATGACGGACCTGAGAACGCAAGAGTACGTAAAGTGCTCTGGCTTGAGGTTGTACATTCGAGACATTTCGGTGGCCTTCAAGGTAGAGCTGATATGTTCTATCAATGGAACAAGTCTCTGTCCAGTGGTCACCCAGCCACCACGATCATCAACAGTTATTATGGACTGGTTTTGTTTAATCTGGTTTGGGCTGATATCGTGGGCAACGCTCGTGCTAGTGACTTCTGGTACCATGTCTATTGCTGTACCTACGGTGATGACAACGTCTTGAACATTGATGAGGCTATGATACCTTACTTCAACCAAGCAACTATTGCTGAGGGAATGTCTAAGTATGGTATGACCTACACCAATGAGAAGAAAGATGGTGAGGTTGCTAACACTCGGACCCTATCGGAGATCAGTTTCTTGAAGCGCGGTTTTCGGTACGAGAAGCCTTTGCGTGTATACGTCGGACCACTTGAGTTGGAATCCGCGTTGTACACTGCCTATTGGGCACGCTCTAAGAAGCTTATGCACCAGAATACCAAGGATAACCTTGAGTTCTCGTGGTCTGAGCTATCTTTGCATGACCCTGAGGTTTGGGACAAGTATGCACCAGTAATGCGCTCCATCTATAAGGAGCGCATGTCGTGCGAGCCCAAGCACTTTTTCACCCGAGACAACTATTTGGACATCACTATGTCCCTGGTCCCCTTTTGGGACAAATAAACTTCCGTCCTAT